TAGTTGTTGAGAGCCGTAAACATTTCAGTCACCAAAACACTATTGTCAACTCGTTCAAGGAGCCTGAACAGTTGGTCGATATCTGCGCCGAATGTAGTAAGTTAACCAATACTTGCACTTGCGGAGTAGAACCTCACTTCGGTGACCGAATTGCTGATACTATCAAGACGAAGGCAGATAGTATTCGCGTGAGAGCAAATTTTCACTCCAATGTGCTACAAACTAAAGCCGAGGACTTCACCGTGAAATACTTGCTCAAGATGATTAATAAGTTGGAAGATTCACCCTATTCCAGCTGGACGAATTGGATTCCTACACAATTCTTGGATAATGACTATGTAAAAGGTGCCATCTTGTATGCTGGTGCTGATTATATTGAGGAGTCAGTGGTGAGCTATGTCAGGAAGTATACTCTCATGTCGCTTCTTGTCATGTCTCTCACTTACATGATGTCAACAAAGTTGACAGTTCTTGCCGGACTAGTCTTGTTCGTGTTTTTCCTTTTCTACTATGCTTGCGTGGTTGAAGCTAAGAAAGACGCTTACTTTAAGGCTATTGTGGAGCAAAATGGGAGTTTGCATGCTGCCTTCATGTCAGCCCGTGATAAACACGTACACTATGCTTGTGGGATCTTCGCGTCCCTCGCTGTGTTGTATGGCGTTGTCCAGGTTATCAAGGCTTTGCGCAAGTCCATGGGAGTTCAGGGCTCTCTCCGTCCTCGGTCGGTCGAGGAGGTGAAGGCACGTGATGCAGAGGCTGATCCTTGGGGTCGTTCTGCCGCACCTGTAAAAGTTGAGTCCGAAAAGTCTTTTGTCAATGCAAGTCAGTCGAAGAACGCGCTTTCGAGCTTGCTGGGGCAGATGGTAGTTGATGGAAAGTTTACCGCCTGCTTCATGTTGAAGACAAACAACGTCATTATTCCAAAACACTTCCTTCCGAAGGAGACGATGAAGGCAGAAATCTTCTACTGCAAACGTAAGATTTCATTTCTGCTCAATCCTACTCTCGTCTCTCCTGTAGGTGACGCTGACATGGTCACCATCTACGTACCCAATACAGGACCTCTCAAGGATGCTCGTCCGTACTTTTGCGAGCAATACTCTTCCCATCCTCTTACCTGTAGGATGATCGGTTTAACACCCGATAGAGAGATTTTCGAGGATGTGCTAACCTGGAATCAGGTACCCGAGGTGAATAACGGGTTTATGCCTTTTCCAGGATCTCACTACCGACTTGGTCATAACAAGACCTTTGCCGGTATGTGCATGTCAATTATCTACCGAGATTCACATCGTTCGTCTATTGTGGGGTTTCATCTCGGAGGAGTCACTGGATCTGATCGTGGTTGCGGGGCAACTGCACTACGTTCAGCCGTTGACGCCTCTGCTGATGCTCTCGAGAAAATGAATGACACCTTTATGAGTGGGCCTCAGGCCTCAGAAATTAAGGAACAGATCTTTGGTAAGGACTTTGT